AAAGTTGTTGGTGTTGAATTCATAGCTTAATCAATTTTTGAGTTTGGTTTTAAATATTTTGTAATAGTACCACCTTCACCAATCATAGCATTTATATAGGCATCTCTATCTTTCTCGCCCCAAAAATGAAGTTGATGATCTGAAGAATTGGTGTAATATTTAAGAAAAACTCTTTTTGTACAAATTGGAATGTATTCTCCCTTTTTGTCCATTTCTAAAATTCTATTGCGTTTAACGTCAAACGTTGCGTTGTTTAAAGCTGCATTGTTTGCTACACTTAACAAAGCCATATTAGACAAGGTATCTACATAGCTTCTATCTTTATTTTCTGAAAGTAGTTCAAAAACTTCAGCAAAAATAGTATCAAAAATTTCTTTAGTAATTGTATTGTAATTAGCATCTATTTTCTCAATTAGAGCGTTTGCCTTTATTTGGTTTTCTTCTGAAAAACGTATGCTTTTTATGGAGTTTCTATGTAAGATTAACCATTCTTGCTGGTCTTCTTTTTTATTTAAACCTTCCGATTGTTGTGCATGAATGTGCTCCAAGCTCCAATTGTTATTCTTATAATTTTTAAAAGAATACATTTCTGAAGAATTTTGTTCAGTTGTGTTTTGATCTTGTTCAAGCAGGTGCGAGTATTCAGATTTCACAAGATTATAGTTCCATGGTGAACTTTGCACGTTGTAAGTGTCTTGGTGCAAACGTGCTTCGTGGTCCTGATCAACTTCCTTGGGACGGTAAACTTGAGTATGACTATCAACTATGGATTGATAGCGACATCGTATTCAACCTAGAATCCTTCTACAAACTTGTATGGATGCAGAAGGACATCGCTGCTGGTTGGTACTGTACTGAAGACGGACGTACCACTAGCGTTGCCCACTGGCTCGAGGAAGACGACTTTAAGACCAATGGTGGTGTTATGAACCACGAGATGGTTGATGGCATTCAGAAGCGTAAGAAACCCTTTACCGTGGACTATACTGGATTTGGTTGGGTATTGATTAAGAAAGGTGTCTTTGAGCACCCTGAGATGAAGTATCCTTGGTTTGCTCCTAAGATGCAAGTCTTTGAGTCTGGGGAGGTTCAGGACATGTGTGGAGAGGATGTAAGTTTCTGCTTGGATGCAAAGGAAGCAGGCTTTGAAATCTGGTGCGATCCTCGTATCAGAGTTGGTCACGAGAAGACAAGAGTGATCTGATTCTGATGTCGGATTCATATACCATTCTCCACAAAGGAAAGATCTTACACAAGAGCTTGACGGAGGAGGAATATTTCCATATAATGGAGGACCTGTCGATAGAGTTTTATCAGACGGGTTCTCCAAGACCTGAAAATCTTGAGACTAAAATTACTAAGAGGTATTGATTATGGCTATGCGTAAAGGTGGCGGTTATGTGGAGGGGGCTCCGAAAAAAACTCGGCAAGGGAAGGGGACTCATACCAAGAGCGCCTCGACTTCTCGCAATAATGCGAAAAAGAAATATCGCGGTCAAGGTAAATAAGTACAGTCACAAAAAACTAAATGAGTTGTCTCATCACCAATCTACCATCTGTTGAAGTATGGGTTCGTAAAGAATATCTTACAGATCATCAAAGTGGGCACGGTGAATTCGTCAAGGGCGTTTGGGTTTCGGCAAAGTCGATTCCTGGACGCGCTTTTTATTTTGAGACATATTTACCAGAATATGCCGCAATGTACGATAAACTTCCGGTTAGCGCGTTTGTCTCGTCGCCGGAAACACCTAGTCCAGATATGGATCTACCAAATCTACAATTTTGGAATTGTATGGACTATGGTGTAGTCAGTATTGATAAAAAGTTTATTGGTAGTATGGACTTTGAGTGTTATACACGCGACTTTGGTATTCAAAAAGGCACCTATGTCTGTACGATCGACAATTATCATCGTGATCCAGACATGGTAGACTGGGCAACGAGTGAAAATCCTGCCGAACACAAGTCTCATAACCTGATTGAACTGAATAATGGACAGTATGCACTGTATCCAAACAATCGATTACGTATTTTTGACAATAGTTTGACTCCTGTCGAACCAAAAATGCCCGATTTTAAGGTTTCGACTCAATATTATCAAGTTGAGAACGGTTATGAACGTCTTGGAATGGGACGTGAGGACGAATATCACTGGAAAACGGCAAGGGAACGTGAAGAAGAGGAAAATAAATAGTCCTAAGGGATAGCAACCCCTCTAAAAGTTCTGATTTTAACAAATCAGGAGCTAAAAATGGGCAATCATCATCAAGTTGACAAGGGAGAATTGTTCATCGAACAAGGAATGACCCTTATTACTGAGGTAGAAAGTGAAAAATACCTTAGAAAAGCAGCAAAACAGAGAAAAACCACTCAAAATGAAGAACTCTATTCAATTCCAGAGGATCGTTTAGAGCGTCCTTGTGGTGGAGCACACGGTTTTGATGATTTTGTTGAAAGATGGCATGAGTAAATATAAATAAAATCAAGAAAACTCTAGTCTAATGGCTGAACAAAGGATATCCAGAGCATTTAAAGACATCAGTTTATCCTTTGTTCCACATCCTGTGACAAAGGATCTGCAAATACTAAAGAATGAAAACGCGATTCGCAGGTCTGTAAGAAATATTGTTGAGACTATCCCTACTGAAAGATTTTTCAACTCATTGTTAGGATCTGATGTAAGGGATAGTCTGTTTGAATTTGTGGATTTTGGTACTGCCTCTGTAATTCAAGATCAAATATTGGTTGCAATAGAGAATTTTGAACCCAGAGTCAATAATGTTTCTGTTGAAGTTGATCCACAACCAGACATGAATTCATTTGATGTGACGGTTGTATTTGACATTATTGGTCAAGAGTTTCCAACACAAGAGTATACATTCCTATTAGAGGCAGCAAGATAAGATGCCCTTTACAAAATTCACGAATTTAGATTTTGATCAGATAAAAACTTCAATCAAAGATTACCTTCGCGCTAATTCTACGTTTAGCGACTTTGATTTTGAAGGGTCTAACTTTTCTGTATTGATTGATACCTTAGCATATAACACTTATATTACTGCATTTAACAGTAATATGATCGTCAATGAGTCCTTCTTAGACTCGGCAACTCTTCGTGAAAATGTAGTTTCTCTTGCAAGGAACATTGGTTATGTACCACGCTCCAGAACGGCAGCAAGGGCAACGATTTCATTTACAGTATCAACTACCGAAGACACACCTACACTGACCCTAAAGAGGGGTCTGGTGTGTGTAGGGACAGCAAATGATACTTCATATACGTTCTCGATTCCAAACGACGTAACAACAACGGTTACTGGTGGTGTTGCATCGTTCGAGAACGTTGAAATTTATCAAGGAACATATCTTTCAAAGAAATTTACATTTGATGGATCACAAGATCAAAGATTTATTCTGAACAATTCCTTTATTGATACATCTACATTGTCTGTTTATGTAAGTAGCACAAGTAGTGAACTTGGAATTGAATATGCGGCACTCAATAATATCTTAGATACCACATCAAATTCCAGAATTTATATTCTGCAAGAAGTACAAGATGAAAAGTATGAAATAAAGTTTGGTGATGGAATTATTGGTAAAAAACTTGGAGATGAAGTTGGTGCTGATGGAACACTGATTACTGCAAATTATATTGTAACTGATGGTGAAGATGGAAATGGAGCAACAACATTTGCATTTGCAGGAAGTATTCAGACAGCCAATCAGTCAGTTATAGATCCAGGTACAATTACTATAACAACAAATCAATCTGCTCAGAACGGATCTAATATTGAACCAATTGATTCTATCAAGTATTATGCCCCAAGAGTCTATTCTGCACAGAACAGAGCGGTAACTGCTAGGGATTATGAGGCAATTATAAAAAGAATATATCCAGAAACAGAATCTGTTGCCGTTGTTGGTGGAGAGGAGTTAGATCCTCCACAATTTGGAAATGTAATATTGAGTATCAAACCAAAGAATGGAACATTTATTTCTGATTTTAACAAGTCAAGGATATTGAGTCAACTGAAACAATACACTGTATCTGGTATCAATGCTAAGATTACAGATCTTAAGACCCTATATGTGGAAATAGAATCTGCCGTTTATTATAACAATTCTGAGGTTTCAAGTGCCGATGCACTAAAAACTAATGTGTTGGATAGTCTTACACAATATTCAAAATCATTAGACTTGAATAAGTTTGGAGGAAGATTTAAGTATAGTAAAGTTCTCAGTGTAATTGACAATATTGATTCTGCTATTACATCAAACATTACTACAATTCAAATGAGAAGAGATTTAAAAGCTTCTCTAAATGCGTTTGCTGAATATGAAATTTGCTTTGGAAATAGATTTCACATCGTGAATCATGGACACGGCACTCATAATGGTAAAATAGGATACAATATCAAGTCTTCTGGATTTCAAGTAAGTGGAGTTGCAGGAACTGTTTACCTTGCTGATGCTGCAAATCAGTCTTTAGAAACTGGAACTGTTAATCTTATAAGATTAAATTCTGCTAGTGAAGCATCTATTGTTAGAAGAAATATTGGATCAATTGATTATATTAAGGGAGAAATAAAGTTAAATCCTATCAATATCATT